GGGCAAGACGCATTTGGCGGTGGGGTATCTGCGGGAGGAATTGCTGGCGGGGGGGCCTGGGGCCGGGAGGTTTGTGCGGGCGGTGGACCTGCTGGCGGAGATCAGGGAGACGTATGGCGAGAAGGCGGTGGCCAGTGAACGGGAGGTGGAACGGCGCTACCTGACGGAAGCGCCGTTTTTGGTGCTGGACGACCTGGGCACGGAAAAACTGTCGGACTGGGTGCAGGAAAAATTGTATGCGCTGTTGGATGGCCGCTATGTGGCAGAACTACCTACCTTGATAACCAGTAATTTAACCCTGGACGAGTTGGCGGTACATTATCGGACGCACGGCGACCGGTTGGCCAGCCGGATAGCGGGGATGGGGCAGGAGGTGGAGCTGCGGGGGCGGGACCGGCGGCGAGGAGGGGAGAGATGAGGGCGAGGTGGCAGCAGGTATGGGCATGGCTGGAGGGTGAGCCGGGGCCGGTGCAGACGGCGGTGACGGTGCTGGCGGTGATTGCTGGACTGGTCGGCCTGTGGTGGCTGCGGGCGCTGCGGTAGGACAGGAGAGGTGGATGCGAGGGACCGTGACGATCCAGGAGGCGGCGGATCTGCTGCGGTTATGGCGGCGCAGCATCTTCCGCTGGCTGGCGGAGGACAATTACCCGGAAAAGGTGAATCAGCGTAAACGGGTGAACCTGAAATATTTGTGCGAAATGCACTTTCTATCCTGTCGCGGCGGAGGGGTTGGAGGCGAGAATTGGACTATGGCGGTGATGGAGCGAATCATCAGGGGAGAGGATCGGCTGCTGAGGGTTCGGGAAGCGGCGCAGTTGCTGAGGGTGAGCCGGTCCAAGATTTACGCTCTGCTGAACGACGGAGAGTTGCAGGGGTTTAAATTGGGGGGAAAGCGCAGCTCGGCGCTGCGGGTCTTGGAGAGTTCGCTGCGGGCGTTGCTGGAGCAGGAATACCCCTGAGGTGGAGGAGAGCGGATGAGCGGGAAAAAGACCTATGTGATGGCGGTGCTGTTGGCGCTGGCGGCGGTGGCCAGGTATTTGGGGTGGATTGACGACCAGGAGTTCCAGGGGTTATTCGGGGCCCTGGGGGCGGCCGGTCTGGCGGCGCTGCGGGCCGGGGTGGCGAAGCTGGAATGATGCCGGACGTGACGATCAAGCAGGTATTGGAGATCGTCAGCGCCTTCGGGGTGCCGGGGATCGTCCTGGTGATCTGGTGGCTGTCCGATAAGTCGAGTCAACGGACGATGGCGGAGTACCGGGCGCTGTTGGAGCAGTATCGTCAGGACATGATGAAAGAGGCCTGCCGCCATGACGCGGCGTTGGCGGAGATGCGCCAGATGTATGAGAACAACGTGGAGTTGGTGAAGAGTTATTTGCGGTTGGCGTCGGACCTGAAGGACATTGTGATCATCAATACCCAGAAGTGGCAGGAGGCGCACGACAAGATCGTGGGGAACCAGTTCTGCCCACAGATCCGGTTGCGGAAGGAGGCGGAGGGGTATCAGCGGTGAACGGCGAGCACGAGAGGTTGAAACACGAGGGGCGGCTGGCGGTCCTGGACCGGCAGATCAAGGAGCTCCGGCTCCGCCTAGCTGGTTTGCGGGACAGCCTGCGGTCGTATCTGGACCCCATTGATCCTCCGGAATCCCTGCCGGGGGAGCAGATCGCGGCGTTGGCCATTGAGTTCGCCCGCTTGCAGACGGAGCTCCAGGAGATTTTTGAGCAGTATGGGGCGGTGCGGAAGGTGCTGGGGCGGTGAGATGTGCGACCGGAAGCGAAAAATGAGCGACTGCGACCTCTTTACGGAGCATGATTGCCTGTACTATGGGGACGTATCGGGCAAATGTCTGCTGCCGGGAGGGCCGTATTACCAGGAGCCGTGTCCGGAGCGGCAGCGGGAGCGGAAAGAGTCGGCGAGGGCCAGGGAGCGGTGATGGCCAAACCGGCGGGGCAGCGGGAATACTCCTGGGAAGTGCGGGAGCGGGCCGAGGAATTGTATATTTGCGACGGTCTGACCTACGAGCAGGTGGCGCAGGCCACGGGGGTGTCCTTGACGCAGATCCAACGCTGGTCGGCGGCGGACAACTGGGCGGAGCGGCGGCGGGAGTACCGCCAGGCGCAGACGGAGATCCGCCGGGGGGCGGTGGAGCTGCGGCGGCGGTTGATCGGGCGGGCGCTGGAGTCGCTCAATCCTCAGGATGTATATGCCGTGGCCAGGCTGGAGGCGATCTTTGCCAGACAACGGCCGGAGAGGCCCCAGGATGGCCCAGGAGCGGCGATTGAGGTTGGGCCGGACCCAACCATCATCCGGACGCCGCAGGAGGCCGTGGCGGCCCTGGAAACGGTCTTGGAGCGCAAATTACAGGCCATGCTCAGCCGGCCAGACAACCTGACGCTGGCGGCCCTGAAAGAGGTGCAAAAGTGCCTGGAGCTGGTGGGTGGTCTGAAGGAGAAATATGCCGAGCCGGAGGCGGCCCCGCCGGCGGCGGAGGCGGAACGGCAGCGGTTGGTGGCGGAGGTGAACCGGCTGCTGGGGATAGAGGATGGCCAGTAAGGCGGTCTGGCAGAGTTATTTTTTGCCGTATCAGGTGGCCTGGCTCCAGGACCGGAGCCGGATGAAGATATGGGAAAAATCCCGGCGGATCGGGGCCACCTACTGCCAGGCGTACGAGGACGTGCGGGACTGCGTGGAACGGGCCGGGCTGGCGGTGTGGTTCTCGTCGGCGGACGAGTCGGCGGCCAAGGAATACATCCTCTACTGCGAGCAGTGGGCGAAACTGTTCAAGCGGGCGGGTCAGATATTGTCGCTGGGGGACGAGATTCTGGACGAGCGGGAGGATGTCCGGGCGCTGGTGCTGCGGCTGCGGAACGGCTCCCGGATCCACGGGCTGGCCAGCAATCCCAAGGCGTTCCGGAGCAAGGGCGGCAAGGTGGTGCTGGACGAGTTTGATTGGCACAAGGACCAGCGGGCCATGTACGCGGCGGCCAAGCCGTCCACGACCTGGGGCTATGACCTGCGGATCCTGTCCACCTATCGGTCCAACGGCGGGTTGTACGCACAGTTTATCCGGGACGCCAAGAAGGCGGCAGCGGAGGGGCGGGTGCCGGTGTTCTCGGTGCATACGACGACGATCTTTGCCGCCCTGGAGCAGGGGTTGCTGGAAAAGATTATGGGCCGGGAGGTCAGCGAGGGGGAGCGGCAGGCCTGGCTGGCGGCGGAGCGGGAGAGCTGCGGGGACGAGAATATCTGGCTGCAGGAGTATTGCTGCATCCCGGCGGACGAGAACGAGGCGTTTTTGACCTGGGATCTGATCACGCCGTGCGAGGCGGCGGAGGCGGGCCGGCCGGAGTTGACGGGGGACGGCCCGATCTATGTGGGTATGGATTTGGGGCGGCGCCGGGACCTGACGGTGATCTGGGTGCTGGAGCAGGTGGGCGACGTGTACTGGACCCGGGAGGTGGTGCGGTTGCAGGGGGCCAGTTTCGCGGCGCAGGAAGAGGAGTTGGCCCGGGTGGTGGAGCGCTATGGGCCGGTGCGGGTCTGTCTGGACCAGACGGGGATGGGCGAGGCGGTGGTGGAGGCGGCGAAGCGGCGGTTCGGGGAGTATGTGGTGGAAGGGGTCCTGTTCACCGGACCGGTGAAGCAGGAGCTGGCCTTCGGCCTGCGGCGGCGGTTTGAGGACCGGCAGGTGCGGATACCGGTGGACCAGGAGATCAGGCGGGCGCACCACCAGGTGAAGAAGACGGTGACGGCGGCGGGCAATATCAGGTTTGACGCGGAGCGGACGGCGGCGGGCCATGCGGATGAGTTTTGGGCGCACGCCCTGGCGGTGCAGGCGGCGGCCTCGCCGTACCAGCCGGTGAGCTACGAGAGCGTCCAGGGGAACCGGTGGCGGCGGGATCGGGAGGTGTGGTGGTGAAGCGGCACGCGGTGGTTCAGGAGGCGGGGTTGTGCTCGTAGATCAGTTTGGCAACCCGGTGAAGGCAGAGGGGCGGCCGGAGACCAGGACGGTGGCGGCGGCCAGCCTGCGGGACCGGTGGTCGGGGTATCCCAGCGTCGGGCTGACGCCGACCCGGTTGACGGAGATCTTTTTGGCGGCGGACCAGGGGGCGCTCCAGGCGCAGGCGGAGCTCTTCGAAGAGATGGAGGAGAAGGACGCGCACCTGGCGAGCATCATGCAGACGCGGCGGCTGGCGGTGGCCAGTTTGGAGTGGCGGATTGAGGCCGCGGGGGAGGATCCCCGAGAATTGGAAATCGCCCAGTTTGTGGAGGAGCGGCTGCGGGCGACGGTCAATTTCCAGGAGGCGCTGCTGGACCTGATGGATGCGGTGGGCAAGGGCTATTCCCTGGTGGAGATAGATTGGCAGGTGCAGGAGTATGCGGCCCCGGTCTATCTGCGCTGGGTGCACCCCAAACGGGTGACGTTTTGGCAGAGCCTGGAGCCGCGCCTGGTGGACGAGACGAGATTGGACGGGAAGCCGTTGCAGCCGTGGAAGTTCATTTTTCACCGCCATAAGGCCCGGAGTGGGCACGATACCCGGGCGGGAGTGCTGCGGGTGTTGGCCTGGATGTACCTGTTGAAAAACTACGCCTTGAAGGATTGGGCGGCCTTCAACGAGATTTTCGGGATGCCCCTGCGGTTGGGAAAGTATGACAGCAGCGCCTCCCAGGCGGACCGGGAGGCGTTGGTGACGGCGATCCGGGCCCTGGGGAGCGACGCGGCGGGGATCATTTCCAAGAACACGGAGATCGAATTTGTGGAGGCGGCGGGGAGGCTGTCGGGTAACTACAACCCGTATCAGGTGTTGGCGGAGTTTTGCAACCGGGAGATGAGCAAGGCGGTGCTGGGGCAGACGCTGACGACGGACACGACGTATGCGACGGGGACGTACAGCGCGGCGAAGGTGCACGACCGGGTGCGGTCGGACCTGATCGAAGCGGATGCGGAGGGGTTGGCGGCGACGCTCAGGGCGCAGTTGATCCGGCCGTTGGTGGGATTCAACTTCGGTTGGGAAGAGCCGCTGCCACATTTTGTTTTCGATTATGGCGAAGAGGAGGATTACAAAGCGACGGCGGAGACCTATGAAATCCTGAGCCGGATGGGGATGCCGTTGACGCTGGAGCACGTGGCGGCACGGTTTAATTTGCCGCTGCCGGAGCCGGGGCAGGAAATCGTGGGTGGAGTGGGGCGAGTGGCGGCCAAGGCGGTGGCGCTGACGGCGCTGCCGCCGACGCGGTGGGACGGGCCGGTGGTGCAGGCGCAGACCGAGCTGGAAGGGTTGGCGCAGCGGGCGGCGGCGGCCTCGGCGGAGGTGGTGGGGCGGCTGCTGCGGCCGGTGCAGACGTTGATTGAGCGGGGCGATAGCCTGGAGCAGATCAGGGACGAGCTGCTGCAGGTGTATCCTGACCTGGCGGTGGAGGAGTTGGCGGAGTTGATCTACCAGGCCTCGCTGCTGGCGTATATGCGGGGGCGGGAGCGGCGTGATTGAGGGGTGGCTGGGCGAGGGAGCGCCGACGTTTGAGGAAGCGGTGGCGTCCTTTTTGGCCAAGGAGATCATGCCGCGCGGGGAATTTGACCGGCTGGCCGCCCAGATGCGCACGAAGGCCTTCACGGCGGCGTATCTCTATACCGCGGACCACTTACAGCGGGTGTATGAGGCGACGGCGGCGGCGATTGAAAAGGGCACGACGCTGTGGGACTTCAAGGGGGAGGTGGGCGAGCTGTTGAGCAAACCGTGGCACCGGGAGACGGTGTTCCGGACCAACGTGTTGGCGGCCTACGGCAAGGGGCACTACGACCAGGCGCAGGCCAGCAGGGCGGTGCGGCCGTATGGTCGCTATTCGGCGATCATGGATGGGCGGACGCGGCCGAGCCACGCCAGGCTGCACGGTCTGGTGTATCCGTTGGACCACCCGTTCTGGCAGACCTATTGGCCGCCGTGGGGCTATAACTGCCGGTGCGGGGTGACGACCCTGAGTCAGATGGAGGTGGAGGAGAGCGGATTGGAGGTGCGGCGGGAGATGGACAACCTGCCGGAGCCGGACGGGAAGTTCGTCAGCCCGGCGGCGGGTGAGTGGCGGCCGGACCTGAGCCGCTATGCGCCGGAGCTGCGGCAGTTGGTGGAGAGGGCGATTTATGATTAGACAGGTGGTGTTGGAATTGGCTCCGGGCCAACAGGCGTCTGAGTGGATCAGGCTGCTGCCCTGGGGTGAAATCGAGCTGGTGGACGGCCGGGAACCCATGCGCCTGAACCGGCAGGGAGCACAAAAGATACTGGCAGCCTGGGTCCAGAGGAAGACTGATCTGGTGGTGGATTATGAACACCAGAGCCTGACAGGTCAGGAGGCACCGGCGGCCGGCTGGATCAAGGACATCAAAAGCGGCACAGAAGGCCTTTATGTCCAGGTGGAGTGGACGGAGCGGGCCCGGAAATATCTCGAGGCCCGGGAGTACCGCTATTTCTCGCCGGTGGTGCAGGTAGACGATGCGGGCAATATTGTGGGGTTGTTGAGCGTGGCCTTGACCAACACGCCGGCGATGGCCGAGGTGCCGGCGTTGGCGGCCCGGGCGACGGAGGAGGAGCGGGCGGCCCAGGCGGCCCGGGCCCGGCGGTATGGGATCGGCGTCAAGGAGACGGGGAACGTCACCAAGCCGGCGGAGTGGGCGGAGGTGCCGGACGCCCAGTGGGGCGACCCGGTGAATTACCGTTATCCCTGCCATACGGCGGAGAACGCCAGGGCGGCCTGGAGTTACTGGAACATGCCGAAAAATCGGCGGGATTACAGCGAGGCGGAGCAAAAAATCATCACAGACAGGATCAAGCGCCTGGCCAAAAAGCAGGGCATAACGATTCAGGAGGAGAACATGAAGCAAGATTTGGTGAGGATGCTGAAACTTGCCGACGACGTGGAAGACGGCGCCGTGGTGGCGGCGGTGGCGGAGTGGGGCAAGGCGGCAGAGCTGGTGGCGGAGTTGGGTGCGGCCCTGGGGCTGACGACTTCGACGCCGGCGACGGTGAAGGGGGCGGTGCTGGCCCTGAAGGCGGGGCAGGACCGGCTGAGCGTGGTGGAACAGGAGCTGCAGGCCCTGAAGGCGGAGCGGCAGCAGGAGCGGGCCCGGCAGCAGGTGGAGGCGGCGGTCCAGGCCGGGAAACTGACCCCGGCGCAGCGGGAGTGGGCGTTGAGTTACGCCCTGAGCGACCCGGAGGGGTTCGGGGCCTACGTGGCGGCGGCGCCGGTGGTGGTGCCGGTGGACAGCAACAAGGCGGAAGCCCAGCCGGGCGGCAGCACGGTGGCGCTGACGGCGGAGGAGCGGCAGATGTGCCGGGCCCTGGGAATCACGGTGGAGCAGTTTAAAGCGCAGCGGGAGAAGGAGAAGGATAATGACGGCGTTAACGGCTGATCGGAATACGACCTACCGGGAAGGTCTCGAGGTTGATATCCCGGTCTATACGAATACGACCATCTATGCCGGCAGCATGGTCTGCGTTAATAGCTCTGGCTATGCGATACCGGCGGCCAATGCGTCTGGGAACACCTTCGTGGGCGTGGCGATGGAATATGTGGCCAACAGCGGGGCCAGCGGGGCCAAAACCGTCCGGGTGCGGACGGAGGGAGTGTTTGACTTTGCGGCCAGCAGCATCTCCCAGGCCCATTTGATGAACGACATGTATGTGGTGGATGACCAGACGTTCGATGAGAGCGATCCTGGGCATGGCGTCAAGTGCGGGAAACTGATCAAATACGTGTCCGGCACCAGAGGCTGGCTGATGATCGGCAAGGCCCTGGCCTCGGCGTTCAGCGGGTCGGCGGATAGTTTGACGGTGAGCGATGCGGGGGATTACTTCCCGGCGTCCACCAACACGGTGGCGGAGCAGATTCAGACTTTGGCCTCCGCCCCTATGCTCCTCTGCGTATCCTGTGCAACGATCACGAGCGCTGCCAGCGACCAGGTGATCCTGGCAGATTTCGAGTTCCCGGTGCCGGTGAAGATCAAGCGCGCCTATGCTACTCTTGGCACCGCGCCGGGGGCAGACAAAACCTTGACTATTGAATGCAAGGTTGGCGCTGGTGCCGATACTACTCTCTGCACGGTTACAGGCACAAATACTACAGGGGAAAACGAGTCCCTGGATATTGCTGTGCCGGCCAACACCGACTTCGATATCATGCTGACCCAGGACACGGGATCGGCTGCGGCTCTGAACCTAATTCTCCACGCTGTCCTGGATGACGGCGAAAGCTGATAAGGAGGAATTATGATCATCAACCAAAGCACGCTTAGCAATCTCTACACCTCTTTGAGCGCCATATTCAACCAGGCGTTTGAGGGGGCGCCGACGTTCTACGCCAATTTGGCAATGGTGGTGCCGAGCAACACGCGGACCAACGATTACACCTTCATGCTGCAGTTTCCCATGTTGCAGGAATGGATTGGGGATCGGCAGATCAGGTCGCTGGCGGCGGGGCATTATGCCATCACCAATAAGGACTACGAGGCCACGGTGGAGGTGGACCGGAACGACATCGAGGATGACCAGTTGGGGGTCTATAACCCGATTGTGGCGGAGTTGGGCCGGGCGGCCAAGCAGCATCCGGACTATTTGGTGGCTCAATTAATGGCCGACGGGTTTTCGACGGCGTGTTACGACGGCGAATATTTTTTCGACACGGACCATAAGGTGGCTGGCTCGAACGTGAGCAACACGGGCGGCGGCAGCGGCACGGCCTGGTATCTGTTGGATACCACACGGGCAATCAAGCCGTTTGTGGTGCAGATGCGGACGACGCCGCAGTTGGTGCGCCAGGACCGGCCGGACGATGAACAGGTGTTCATGCGCAAAAAATTCCGGTATGGCGTGGACTACCGGGGGGCGGCCGGGTACGGCCTGTGGCAGTTGGCCTACGCCAGCAAACAGACGCTGAACGCCTCGAATTATGCGGCGGCCCGGGCAGCTATGATGGCGTTCCGGAACGACGACGGCGTCCCGTTGGGGATCCGGCCCAACCTGCTGGTGGTGCCGCCCAGCCTGGAGGCGGCGGCCAAAGAGATATTGCAGTCCGAGGTGGTGCTGGGCGACGCCACGGCCGGCGGCAGCAAGACCAACGTGTGGCGGGGTACCGCCGAACTGCTGGTGGTGCCGTATCTGAGCTAACAACCGAGGGGGCGGGTCTGACGGCCCGCCCACAAAGGATAAAGGTGGCCGGTGTATAACGAGACGTGTTTGAAGTGTGTCTGGTTTCAGCCTAATTTGCAGCCTCCCTGCGGCAGGCTGTTTAGGGTAGAGGTGAATATCACACCTTTAGGCGGCAGTATACAGATCACAACTACCCCAGGAATGATCCCGTCGGAGTTTGATGAAAAACTCCGGGATATGTTAGGCCGGGTATTTGACCGAGTGGCGGCGGTGATTGACGCCTGCCAGGATGGGCGGAGTTAAGAGAGCTGCAACTGGCCACCCCGGAGAAGGAGGCCTGCCCTGGCCGGAAGGTGGCCAAAGAGCGGTGTAGTTATCTGAGGGTCGTGAAGTAAAAACAGACCTTGGCAGGAAACTACAGGAAATCAAAATGGATAGCGAAAATAGCAAGAAGCCTTTTACGATAGAGAGTAAATTACTCAGAGAAGCATTTAAGGTTTGGGAAAGAGCGTTTCAAGCAAAACTTGCCAAGGGATATGATCTATCGGCGGCGGCATTTGCTGCCGATATGGCAGAGAAAAGATGGTTACGCAAGCAGCGGGAACACGAATCAGGTATGGGCACATAATTTGGAAAACTGATATGAAAATTGCGAATCACAAACTGGAAGGCGCAAACTGGAAGCCTTCTCCCAATCATGGCGGGGTGATAACTCCAGAAGTGATTGTTATACACTATACTGGAGATAACTCTCTGCAGGGAGCTTTATCATGGCTCTGTAACCAGGTGGCCAAAGTTTCTGCCCATCTGGTTATCGCAAAAACTGGCCAGATATGGCAACTGGTGCCGTTCAACCGCCGGGCCTGGCATGCCGGGAAGAGTGAGTTTGACGGGCGGCCTGATGTGAACAGTTTCTCCATCGGCATTGAGAATGTCGGCCTGGGCGATGACTGGCCGGAGGCCCAAATCAGGGCCAATATCGAAGTGATCAATGCTTTGTGTGGGGAGTACGACATCTACGCTCTGGCAGGCCACGATGAGGTAGCAATTCCCCTGGGCCGGAAATCTGACCCTGGGCCGAACTATCCCTGGGATCGAGTACTTTTAGAAACTGGGTTTGGGTATGAATAAATCAATCCCCCGTCCTAAAGGTCGAGGCTGGTTTAAACTGACGTGCCCATATTGTGGTAAGCATGTCGGATGGAGCAAGCTACAGCCCAAATACGTCTATTGTAGTGATTGCGTGAGGTCTAAGAATGCCTGAACCAAAAATCTACTACGTCAAACCTGACGGCAATGACTCCAACGACGGCTTGAGTGACGCCACCGCCTGGAAAACGACTACTAAGGTTAGTGACAGCCAATCAATATTCAACCCCGGTGACGTGATCATGTTCAAGCGTGGCGGCTTTTACTGCATCAACGGGAACAAATCCATCAACCTGGACAAATCAGGCACTGAATCTCAGCCTATCACATATACTGCTTATGGCGAAGGAGACCCTCCGAGGTTCGTAAGAAGCAATACGATTAGTGGTACATGGACTCCTTTGGGAGACGGTCGTTACCAGATAACCACCTCAACGATAAGTTTCCTATTCGAAAACTACATTCAGCTAAAATTGGCCAGAACCAACGCTCTGTTGGATGGCAGTTCACATATCTCGGGAGGTGTAGTAACATACCGCCCAACAAACGGGAAAGACCCCAGTGAGAATACGCTTTGGCGTGTCACGGGGAATGCAGTAGCAATAACCTGGTACGACACTGGAACCAGCACGTGGCATGGCGGAAGCCACATAGTCTTTGATGGCCTGCACTTTGATACTGGAGTAGCTTCAGCTTCTGGCGTACCTTTTGGCATAGAAAACATTACATTCAGAAACTGCATATTTAGGGGAATAAATTACTTCTATCCACCTCAAGCCGGGAACAATTTTGATGGTCTAACATTTGAAAACTGTATTTTCGAGAATACCCCACAATACGGATTATACCTGCGGAATCAGGATTACCCATATGGCTATATCCAGAATGTGGTCTTTAGGTACAACATATTCAGGAACATCAATGTAACCTTGGACCCGGCTTTTGTTGGTCAACAGTTCTTTAATCCATCAAGCTGGTCGAATAAAGATAGAGACCTGATAGCGATACAGACAACAAAGAATGTCCTGATAGAAAACAACTTATTCATATCGAACGAGTATAATACAGGCGCTATCACCTGGTGGCTGCGCAGCGGATATGCATCTACCGGGAACATCGTTAGAAATAACTTTTTCATGGGGACATGCTCGCAAGGCGGTTTCCTGCAGTGGGGCGGTGAATCACCCTCGGAGGCCGACATCTCGTACCACAACAATGTGGTCCTGGCTGAAGCCTATACAGTCAGTTTTGAACCAGGACAAGTAGACACTGCATCTGACAAAATCCTTCTACCCGACGACATCACAGCGGACGCCACACCAGTGATTCTTACCTCCAGTGGCACACTTCCTGGTGGACTAACGGCCGAGAAGATCTACTTCATCAAGCAAAGCACAGACAGGACGGGGTTTCAATTAACTACAAAGCCCTATCTTGGAGTGGTGAATATCACCAGCACCGGGAGCGGTACTCATTATATCAAAGTCTTAAGTGTATGCATCAGAGCATCAAGAAATATGACAAGCCCCGGCGGGTTCTTCAACAACACTATCTTAGGCGATGGCGTTGGTGTGATGTATTATTCTGCTCCAAGCAACTACAGTGTCAAGAATAACGTCATTGACACGACCTACCCGATTTGCCAGGTGGAGGACCTAACCAACATGAGTCTGTCGAATAACTGTTATGGTGGGGCCTCGGGCAACTGCTGCAGCATCAAGGAGAGTATGGTGACCCTGGAATCGGCACTGTCTTCTATCGGGGAGACTAATGCCGTCAATGCCGACCCGCAGTTTGTCAATCCTGGCGGCACCAACGCCGAGGACTACAAGATCGGATCCACCAGTCCTTGCCGTATGGCCGGGACGGACGTAGGACTGTCAACAGATTACACCGGCCGGGCCTGGAAAAATCCTCCCAGCATCGGGGCCTTTGAAGTCCGGAGAGGAAAAACCGACCTGGAAATCGAGGTGTATGTATAAATGGCCATAGTCTACAACACCTACAGGTCACTGACTGCGATATTTAGAGCAACCGGCGGAGGAAGTGTCTACTCCGGCAATCTAGCCGGTTCCTCGAATTTCGACTACTTTGACGACGCCCCGGCTGTCAATGATGCAGTCTACTTCGGCCTAGACTATGGCATTGGCTGCTTGAGCAATATCAAGCTGTACATTGGCACTCCAATGTCAGGGGTGTACACCCTCGTTTGGGAGTATTCGCAGTATTATGGTGTTGGAGCACCAACCTGGGAGCCCGTTCCGAATCTGGTAGATAATTCCTCGAGTCTAACTCTTCCGGGAGAAAGAATAGTTGAATTTCCACCTTTGCCTGCCGCTACCTACTGGAATCCAGGCGGTGGACTACCAAACTACTGTCTGTGGGTGCGTTGCCGACTATCTGCGATCACGTCCATCACGGAGGGCGGGGCGCAAAGCACGCAAACTGTGCAAGCCGGTGACGGCATCGTGGAATGGACTGGCTACACTGATAGCAGTCCATTGACTCCAGACGATCTTTATAATTGGTTCAGCACATACCACCCTACGGTCGGGTGTGTCAAGGTGCAAAAGCAGTACCACTTCCCAGTCTACCCGAAGATGAGCTCAAGGCTCAGAATCCTGGGTGAATCGGTGGCCTTTGGGTCAGGATCAAGCAGGTTCTTTGATTTGTCTTACCTGCAAATTGGGAGCAAGACCACGACCGGAGGCCAGGATAATATAGCCAACTATGGCTATCTGATACTGTACAATGGATATGCCGGTGGTAATTACACGACGACCACAACAAACACGAAGGTATACGGGGGCAGGATTGTAGGGAAGGAATACTACTACAACGGAAAACAGGCATATATTGGGTGGCAACCGAGCCTGCGCAATGGAGAATATATAGAGACCAACTGCGGGCCTTACCCTGTCAACATATCTACATCGAGATGTTCAGTGCGTACAGTGTATGGGACCAGCGGGGTAGTTATTTCTGATAGTCTGATATCAGATACTGCGTTGTATAGCAACAATACATTGACAGCAATAAACTGCAAATTGGCGACCGGGAACAGTGATTTTCCTGTGACTGTTCCCAATTCGAGTATTAATCCCCCAGCATCGTATACATTTATAGACTCAACCCGTTTGCCAGAGAAAGCGCTTTCAAGATATTCGCCGGTGCCCGGTGAGACAACGCCGAATGCCATCAAGGTGTATGACGCAGGCACCGGGACTTACACTGATTACACATCACAGGTGGACGGAGTGCCACTATACGGGGGTGCCTATCCCAAGGAGGGAGATATTGTCTACCTCGGCTTCTCCACCGTGAGAAACACCCTGCGGTTTGTAATTGACGTGGCAAATGAGGACAACATCTATGATATGGAGTACTACTATAGTGGCAATTGGCAAAGAATCTTAGACAATACATATGGCAGGATATGGGATCTGACGAATGGGTTTGCCGAGAGTGGCAAAATCTACCACCAGATCGCATATATGTCTTATGGCTATAGTCCCACGACCATTGATGGATACTATGGCTACTGGTTAAGATTCAGGATCGCGCAGGCCGGGTCATCCCGGCCGAGGGCAAGCCACATATACGTGGTGAGCTCTTTTGAGGCAGTCTGCGATTGCAAGGTATACGAAAAGTTTACCTTGAATGTCCACGTGACAGACCAGACCGGGAATGACCTACAATCCGCAACAGTAAAACTGTATGACAAAAATGATCAGTTAATATTCTCCGAGACAACTAATTCTGATGGGGTCATACCAGAACAACAAATTCTAACCAGGTATTGGACTTTTGATCCAATATTGCAACCAGATTACACAAATTATAGGAACATCGCATTATTTGACAATAACCCCTTCAACCTTGTCGTGTCTATGGGTGGATACGAGACTTACAACTTAGTCTGGAACATAGAGGCTCCAACTGCTTTAGAAGTATCTTTAACGCCGTATTAGCCAAAGGGAATAGAAGTCGAAACCACAGTTGACAGCAGACCAGACATATACCTGACAGCTTCTCCGGCTATATCGGTAGAATTGGAGGTATAAAATGGATTTAGAACTTAAACAAGGCGAGGCTAAAACCATCACCTTTCGCCTTCGAGATAAAGATACCGGCGAGGCCTTGGACCTGACCGGGTGCACGTTCGAGCTTGGAGTGAGGTCACGCAATGCCACCACTGCTTTGATAGTCAAGGACGACAGCGATTTTGACAAGTCCCAGGCGGCCTCTGGGATCGTGTCGGTATTCCTGACCAGCACCGACACCAACCAGGCGCCGGGGGACTACATCGGGGAACTCAAAACCGTTTTTACGGGAACGCCATCACCGATAGACAAATCTGACGATTTTGTGATCAAGATCCTGCGGGCGACCGTGGATTAGGGGGGGACTAGAGATGGCCGTGACGGAGATAGTAGGCAAGAAGTTCATCCAGGTGGACCTGGGATCAACCGGTGGAGATTGGGAAATGTCCCAGGAGGCTGTGATCCGGGAGGTGCGGCTGACCGGGATCGGGGTGAGCGATTACATGACGTTCTATGAAGCGGCAGGCTCAAACCCCAAGATATTCCGGCTGGATTTTGACCGCCCGGCCACGGCCTTTCAGGGCCGGTTGATGACCCGGATCGGGTTCCAGTGGAGCGAGTGCTCGGTGGCCATTCCGGCGAGCGCCATCCTGTCGATTGAGGTGGAGTGATGGCTTACTGCGAGATGGCGGACCTGGAGAGCCTGCTGCCGACGGGGGAACTGGTGGAGCTGACCTCGGAAAGTGGTGATCTGCCGGATGAAGCGGTGGTGGCCGAGGCGATTGCGCAGGCGGGGGCGGTGATCGACAGTTATTGCGGGACCAGATACGTTGTGCCTTTGAGTCCGGTGCCGGATTTGGTCAAGGCCCTGTGTATTGATCTGGCGATCTACCAACTCTATTCCCGTAGAGATCAGATGCCGGAGGTACGGCGGCGGAAATATGAGGCGGCGCTGAAGATTTTGACGGACCTGTCCAAGGGGTTGGCGACGTTGGGGGAGGCGGAAGCGGCGTCGGCGCAGAGCGCCGATGTGGCGGAGATCAGCAGCGCCACGAAAATCTTTAGCCGGGAGCAGATGTCAGGATGGTGAAGTATCGGCTGGTCTATGAGGACCGGGGGGTCATGGCGCTGTTCCAGCGGTTGGCGGCGAAGTTGGGCGACCCGCTGCCGATCACGGAGGATATGGCCCGGCGGCTGGAGGCCAGCGTCCAGGCCAACTTTGATGCCCAGGGGAGGCCGGACCGATGGGCGCCGTTGAGCTTCGCGGCAAAAGTGGCCTGGCATACGGGCCGGAAATCGTTCTGGACAAAACGTGGCAGCCGCATGACGGCGGCCGGCCGGGCGGCCTGGGAGGGCCGCAAGGTGTTGACGGACACGGGGCGGCTGCGGCGCAGTATCAGGGCCAAGGCGTATAAAAACCGGGTGGAGATCGGCACCACAGTGAAGTATGCAATTTTTCACCAGGAGGGGACCCGGAAGATGCCGGCCCGGCCGTTTCTGCTGGTGCAGCGGAGTGATTGGGATTATTTCGTCCGGCGCTGGGAACGGTGGCTGGCGGAGGCGGCGGAGTGAACTACAGTTTTGCCGACTATGAGGAGGCGATCCTGGAGGCCCTGGCCGATATGGAGCTAAAAACGCTCAAGGGCTATGCCGGGGAGCTGGATGAGCAGGGGGCGCTGGAGCAGTTCCGGCGGGGGTTTCCGGGGATATTGGTGGAGATTTCCGAAGCTGAATATGAAATCGCCACCATGCCCTATTACTGGCAGGCGGTAACGGCCAACCTGGTGATCGGCGACCGGAGTTATCGGTCTCAGGACGAGGCCCGGACCGGGGGCGTTTACGGCCTCTTGGCAGAGGTGCGGGCGGCCTTGTTGGGCAAGACCCTGGGGCTGGAGATCAGGCCTCTGGTGCTGCTGCGGGAGGTGAAGCTGGCCAGCAGCACCAGCACGGTGCTGTATCTGGCGCAATATCAGATCATCAATGACTACGTGGCGGAGGAATGACATGGGTGAGTTTGAACAGACCTACACGGTCCGGGAGGCCAAAACCTACCTGGAGCCGGCCCCGGAGCCAGACAAACGTGGCAGTCTGGTTACTCAGCAACAGGTTGAGCAGCCGGAGCCGCCGGTAATTGACCAGAGGAGGGAATGATGGGAATCTTGCTGAACCGGGCGCAGGTGGCCGCCAAGATCGAGAGCGTCGAGGGCACGGCGGAAAACCTGAGCAATAGCGACGCCTTTCTGGTGTTCACGCCCAAGGCGGACACGGAGGTGGAGAGATACAAGCGGGATCCGGTGCGGGAGAACCTGGGGCAGCTGGAGAGCCTGCCGGGGGCCAGGAGTGCCAAACTGTCCTTTACGGTGGAGTTGGCCGGGTCCGGCACGGCGGGGACGGCGCCGGCCTGGGGGAAATTAATGAAGGCCTGCGGCTGCTCGGAAACTGTCGTACCCGCCACCAGTGTCACCTATGCCCCGGCCTCCGCCAGCATTCCGTCCATGACCCTGGCGCTGTACATGGACGGGGTGATCAAAAAAATCTGGGGTGCCCGGGGGACGTTTCAGTTGGTGCTGGAGAAGGGCAAGCCGGGGCTGCTGAATTTTACCTTCACCGGGGCGGATTACAGCGTCACCGACGGCAGCCTGTTGACCGGGGTGAGCTATAGCACGGTGAAGCCGCCGGTATTTCTGGGGGTGACCTTCACTTACGACAGCTATGCGGCCCGGATTGCCAAGTTGAGCCTGGACGCAGGCAACACCCTGGCACTTACCGACGATATCACCAAATCCTCTGGCCACTTTTCTGCCCTGATCACGGAGCGGGCGCCGCGGATCACCTTCGACCCCGAGCTGGTGACGGTGGCCACCAAAGACTTCTTCGGGCAACTGGTGGGTAACGCCGGCAAGGCCCTGAGTCTGTCTGGGTTGGGGAGCTCCGGGGGAAATACCATTGCCCTGTCGGTTCCCAAATGCCAAATCGAAGAAGTCAAACTGGGAGACCGCAAGGGCTACTGGACCCTGGAGATTGCGGCCGGGGCCGCAATGAGCTCCGGTGACGACGACTGGTCTCTAGTGTTAACCTAAAGGAGATAGTCTTGCAGATCAGCGAGTTGATCGACGATATCTATCTCCCCAGGTGGGAAGAATGTCCAGAAGTGCCGGGGTTTGCGGTGCTGTTGCGGCTGCCGGACGCGTCCCGAGGGTTTGTGCTGGCAGTTAAAGCGCTTAAGGAATCCGGAGAGGAAGCGGGCGACGTGCCGCCGGAGATCTCGCTGTACCTGGTCAAATACGCCGTGGCCGATTGGCGGGGCCTGACGGTGGGCGGTCTGCGGCGGCTGACGGCGCTGCCGGTTGCCGGCGACGACTCCCAGGAGATACCATTCAACCAGGAGAACCTGGAGTCATTGCTGAGGATTTCCCAGAGATTTTTCCTCTGGGCGCTGCAAACTATCAGCGCCAGGCTGACGGCGGCAAAACGGGAGGCGGCGGCCATTGAAAATTTGTCCGATACGCCGAACACTACACCGATCCCTACTCCCTAACCTGTGCTAAATGCCACCAGGATCAGGAAGTGTTCGGCGTATCTCCCCCCTGCGAAACCTGCCATCTGCCGGAGCTGTGGCCGGAAAACCAGATAGTCTGGGAAATTTACCAGATACTGGCGAGCGCCGGCGACGGCATTAAAATAGACGTGATTGGATTGCTGGATAAGCTGCAGATAACGCAGCCGTTACGATTCCTCCGCCGCTTGGCCGCAGTCCAGCGAGTGGCTTGGGACAATGCCATGAGGATCAGAGACAATGCCGCCAGAGGTTAAGTTAACGATCCTGGTCGATGACCAGGGAACAGTCAAGATAAAATCTCTCACCGAGGACCTGGGCCGGTTGGAGCGGGCGGCCAAACAGACCGGCGCCGGGATGGCGGCCGGGAGCAAGGAGGTGGCGGCAGCCGGCGAGAGATATCAGAACCTCGGGGCCTCGGTGGCGATGGCCCAGGCGAAGCTCCTGGCCTTCTATGGCGTCGTCCGGGGAGCCCAGGGGTTGTTCACCAAAGGCATGGAATCCGTCGATTATTATGAAAAAGCGGTTATCCGCATGGCGGCCAGCGCCGCGGATTCGGTCAAAGGCATCACGGATGAACAGGAGTTAGCCAATTATTATGAACGGATGAAAGGCCATTATCGGGAATTGGTGAACTACGCCCAGGAGGCAAGCGCCAAGTATTTCGCCAACGCCCGGGAAATTCTGCAGGTGGCGGAGTGGGCCACCGCCAGAGGCTTTAAGGTCGATAAAAAAGAGATCGATAATATCGGCCTGCTGGTAGACAAAATCAAACAATTGGTTCCCTGGATACGGCAAGAAGGGCAGGTGTTGCAGGAACTCAACGCCTTGTGGGAAGGACACGCCAAAATAACCGACACTTTGGCAAAACTGGTGATTGACCGGCTAAAACAGATGGGACAGATCACCGCCACTGAAGGCAAGGAGGTGCAAGAGCAGTTTGAGCAGATCATGGCCAGTTGGAAAGCGGAGGGGTTCGGCGGTTTTCTGGAACGGGTGATGGGTCTGTTCCGCGGAGCCAAGCTGGCCAGCAAGGATGTCCAGAGCACCTGGGAATCGACTCTGGAGACCATCCAGACGGTGGCCGAACGCCTGGCAAGTGCGGCAGGCAAAGAGATTTACCGAGACATTATTCAATATTTGCAGGGGATCGCCCAGGAATATCTAACCGGCGCCAACGCGGCGGAGAAACAGCGGGCGATTGCCGACGCGGTGAACTCGGCCTGGCGCACGGTTAAATCCACACTGGCGGATTTGCGGCCGGTGTTTCAGGACATCGGCGTTTTTTTAGGGGAGGCATGGAAGGCCTATCAGAGCATGCCGGAGTCGGTGCGGGAGGTTGGTCTGGTTGGGTTTATCCTGGTGGGCGCCAAGGGCAAAGCAGTGATCTTGGCCGTTTTGGGGATGCTGGGGCGCATCGAAACTCTGTTGGCTTCAATCCGAGCCTACGCCGCGGGGAATCTGTCTCTGGGTGATTTGTTTTTTGGCAATAAAGAGGCTCTGGACCGCGCCATCAAGGAGATGGAAGAATATCAGCGGCGCATGGAGAATATCAGGCTATTCCGGGAATTTGAGGAAATGCCAAAAACGAAATCGCCGATCAAGCTAATGAGCTATGAAATCGGCGCCGGAGGATTTGAATATCTGGCCGGAGAGGAGGAGCCGGAATGGTTTACTGAGATAACCGGCACAGCCGAGCAGATTGCGCAAGCGAACCAGGCGATCAAAACCCAGACGGAAATGTTGGCGTTCGATTGGACGGAGGCCTGGAGGCAAGCGGCGCGTAACGTCCAGAATACCCTAGCGGACACACTCTATTCCTTGCTGACGCAGACAAAAACGGCTGGCGATGCCCTGAGAAATATCTTTAATGGCCTGATTAGGATCATGTCTGACATGGCGGCACAGGCCTTGATGGGATTGGCCAAGACCGGCATCCAGTCCATCACCGGCAGCAGCTGGTTTGGAGGTCTGCTGTCTACGGTTGGTGGTTGGTTGGGCGGGATGTTTGGCGGCGGCTCGGCGTCTGCGGTATTACCCTCTGGGTACGAAGCGATTGACGAGGCCCTTGGGGGCTTGTCTTTTAAGCTGGCAGCGGGTGGCGTCCTGCCAGGGCCGTTCATCCCTGTCCGGGCCTTTGCCCGGGGCGGCTATGTAGACCGGCCTACCCTCGGCCTGGTGGGGGAAGCGGGACCGGAGGCCATCGTACCTCTCAATGACTATAACAAGCGCCTGGGCGGCGATATCCACATCATCAACGTTTGGGACCCGGCGATGGTGTCACAGATCGCGGCCCAGACAATGGCGTCAGAGACCGGGCGCCAAGTTATCCTCAACATTGTCTCCGCCGACTTGGCGGAGCGGGGCGTTACCCGTAGGATACTCAGGAGATAGTGTATGCCCTGGTATAGCTCGGAGTTGGCAACCCTGACAATCACGCCGTATTACCCGTATGCCAAGCATCCGGTCTGGAAGGATACCGTCACCGAGTTCCCGGATGGGCAGGAGCAGCGGGTGACTTACCAGACCGTGCCACGGTACGTGCATGAAATCGGGCTTGCTAATTTAACCGACAGCGACGCCGCTAATCTGATCGAATTTTTTGTGGCCCGCCAGGGGCGGCTTGAGCCATTCAAATGGGTGCCTCCGGGTGAAAGCAACCCCATCTATGTCAGGTTCAACCAGACCTCACTGCCGCTGACCAAACGGCATTACAATAACTGGTTATTAGACGGTAGGTTGTCGCTGATCGAAGTGCACAGTTCTGAAATCATCGTGGATGAGTAGGGGGAGCCGTGGACCTGTTAGAGAAAAAACTGTGGACATGTAACTGCAACGCCGAGATGTCATTGGCTGTTCTGACCCCTTATGGAACCAGCAACCTGGAGGTTCATGGCAACTTCCGGACAAAAAAGGATTTGGGGGCATTGATCTGGTACTCCCAGGACACCTGGTCGCATAGCTCCCAGCAGTACAACCGGGTTACCGACTTCACCGGGGTGGTCTGGTCCTTCCACCTCGCCCTGTCAGGACCTGTCAAGCCACTGGACGAGCTGCATGGCCCCACCCTGACCGTCTACAGCACCGACGGAAGCTGCAAGTACGTCAGGCTCTGGAACTACGTGGGGGCCGGGGCCACCCCGACCGAGGCCGACATTACCATAGATTTTGACGACCTGAAGGCCGGGTGGAGCGCCGATGACCCGGTGGACCAGAAGCACATTGACCGGCTGTCAATCTCATTTGTCCACGAGGACTACGATGGATCGGTCACGGACCCTCTGGACGACAGTTATGAATTTGGGGCTGTCTTTTCCTCCTGGTCGGTAACCGGGGGTCAATCGCTGACTGACCCAGACCCGCTACCGGCACACTCCTACCGGTGGGCCGACGGCTACGACGACAGCGGCACGGTGACCCCGCAGCGACTGGTAGAGCAAATTTATAACTTGGGGTTCCGTGGCCCGATCAACCTATACGTGGGCGCTTCCCACTACTATGACAAGGTGGCGCCGACTCCGTGGGAATCCTGGGACTACACCGAATACCGCTATGAGTTAATCACCGACACTGGACGGGAGCTGAATGCGGCAGCTGAGGCCTGGCTATCAGACTTTTTCCTGTGGGCCGCCTACAAGGGTTTCAGCTACGTGGTGGCATCAGTATCGCTGGAAATGGTGGACCCGCCGCTATCGTGGTCACAAAAGACCTGGGACGGCAGCTACGGCAGGACCGCATGGGGGCCGAGGCCATTTGTCCTGGACGCCTTCTGCAACACTGATGCGCAGGACTACTACAAGCGGCTGGCCATCAGGCTGTGCGACCTGCAGGATGCCGCCGGTCTGCCGGTTGTGTACCAGCTTGGGGAGTCCTGGTGGTGGACCCAGGACGGGGCACCGTGCTTCTACGGTGATGCCACCAAGGAGGCCTTCAAGGCCGACTATGGCTACTACCCTCACGAGTTTCACTCGGTGTTTGACGACATCACCGGCTACGAGGCTACCATTGCTTGGATGCAGGATAAGAACGGTGACTACGCCCACCTGCTCCGGGATCATGTAAAGTTGGCATACCCTTCCGCACAATTCACCGTCCTGTTTTTTCCGCCGAGTGTCGTTGACCCGGATACCGCAGGGGAGATGATGACCATCGCCAACTACCCCAAGACCCACTGGTCCAAGCCGGAACTGGATTTCTTCCAGCTTGAGGATTACGACTGGTTGATCAACAACGACGTCGAGTGGCACTACCAGATCTGGGACATGGCCCAAACTGACCTCGGCTATAATACCGACGAAATGCAGTATTTTGCCGGGTTCGTCCTGCAACCATACCAAACCAGTGTCTGGCGGCGGGTAAGCCACGCGGCGACCGAGGCCATTTGCCGTGGGTTCAAGGATGCCTTCATCTGGGCCGGGCCACAGATCAGGCGCGACAGTTGGACGCCGCCGAGCGCCGACTACACCGGTTACCTGCTCTGGTGGGGTTTCTTCACGGCTTACGAGGAGGACAACGCCATCCTGCTTGACAAGTCGGGCTGGTACAACGACGGGGCACTGGACGGCACCAGGTTCCAGGACATCCCTGCCAAGGGGAAGGTTCTGATGTTCGAGGACGCCGGCGACCGGGCCTGGGTGACGGTCTGTGGTAGCCAATATGCTCTGTCTGAATTCACCCTCGAAACCTGGATATACGTGGGGAGTTCATTCACCGGTTCAATCCTCTATCGGCAGGAGTTGCACCTTGCCCTTAACTCTGGCTACCCGGCGGTTACCTTCTACGATGGGAGCGACTGGATCACGTTGGCCGGGAGCAAACAGGTATCAATCGGCGCCTGGACCCATGTAGCAGCGGTCTATACCGGAGCCAAGCTCCAGCTCTACCTGAACGGCGTGCTCACCGATGAGGCTAACGCCACTGGGACTACGCCGGAGGTTACCACCGACTTTGTTGTGGGGACGTCACCGTCTGGGCAGTTTTATGGGAAGGTGGCGGAGGTGGTGGTCAAATCTGTGCAATCAACCCAAGCGACGATCCGGGAGGATATGAGGAGATGGCTGTGGCGGGAGGGGCTGCAAGTGATAGAGCTCGTGGAGGTTACCATGCCGGACAGCGAGGAACCGCTGCTGCTGACTTCCTGGGGGCAGGAGATCACGGTCACCAGCCGTACCCCAGCGGGTGAGGAGGTCACCTACACCTATTCTCCAATAGGTTACAGTCGGGGCGGGGTCCGCCGGGAAATGGTGGGCACCATCACCCACCTGAAAGCTAAGCTGGCGGCATCCGAGGAATTCATGACCTGGCTGGGGGCCAACGACATCAGGGGAGGCCGACTGACCATCAAGCTGACCCTGGCGGACCTGGACCACGACAACCCAGACAACACGGCAGTCATCTTTGACGGCGTGATTACCGGCTGGGCACTCCAGAACCAGGTTCTGGAAGTGCAGGCGCGGGAAAACAGCATAGACCTAGGCGGGCCAATACCGCCAGCACAGTTCGACTATTTCTGCCGCCATTATTTCAAGCGGGGCCGGTGCCTTTACTCCGGGACGGAGACCGAGTGCGCCAAAACCGAGACGGCGTGCAGTAATTATGCCAACCTTATCCACTTCGGTGGGTTCAAGTTTGTGCCACGCCTGATGCGGAGCCGGGTGTAATGCTGGGCTGCTTTGAGATAGTCTACCAGCATCTCGGGCTTGAATCACGATGCGACAGGAGCACGCTCCTGCAGCTATTCGGCGATCACTGGACAACCGGGGCGGTGGCGGCCTTCCTGCGCCGTCTGGGATGGTATGCCGTCAGTGGTCCGGCTAGAGATGGAGATGTGGTGATGGTTGGAATGCATCCAGGCGTAGTCAAAGGTGGCAAGATCACGCACCTGCACCACGGCCGGTTAGTGTCGGTGCCGCTGCGGAGAATCAGAGATTATCAAACCTACAGAGGGATGAGATGCCGCAGGCGGTAGGTTTCATCGGAGCGCTGATCTCGGGTGGGCTTGCTGGGTTTGGTGCGGCAGGTGGTTTTGCCGCCGGTACCTCAGCCCTTCTCGGGGCAGCAATCGGTGCCACGATTGGCATTGGCTTATACGGGATCAACCTGCTTCTGGCACCAGGGCAGGTCAATGCCGGTAACACGTCGGGGCTGAGCGTGGCCGATACCGGGCTAAGGTTCGACCCCACGCCAAACTTTACCAGCAGCCAGGCCAGCATTCCGCTGGTGTTCGGCAAAACCGCCATCAACTGTCAGATTGCCCATAAGAGGCTGTACGGGGATAACTACAAAAAGGGTTGGTTTTTCTTGGCCTGCGGCGAGGCCCCCCTGGAAATCGACCGCATCCTGATCAACGAGACCGATATGGCGGACCTGGTAAACTATACGTCCACGGCCCCGGTCGGCGATCCGGGTGACAAGAGCTTCTACCTTTGGCAGGAGTTGGGCGGAAAAACCACTTTTACCTTGAATGGGTCTGCCTCTCTGAGTTGGGGTGCCACGGGCCGGGAATGGGCTGGGCCTCTGAACCTCGGGCGTTCCCTCCTCCTGCCGCCATTAACCTACCGGACTATCGCCGGGCCTATCGTGTCTGTCTACGGTGGTGGTAGCCTCCAAGTCCACTGGAAATTTCTGAACAACCAATGCGATGGTTACGGTTGGGTGCGCATCCGGCTTGAAAACTACTATTCCCCTTCGGAGGTTTACTACAGCGCCAACGATGGCAACTGGGTCATCACCGGGCTGTCTGGAGAGCACAGCGGGGTGGGGTACGCCGACGATGGCTGGTTTTACATCTCTATGGACAGCACTGTCAGCGTCAGAGGCGGCCATGTAGATACGGCGACAGAGGCCTCGGGGTATTACGAGTTTACCGGCCTAGCCGCCGGGACTACTTGGCGGCCGGTGGTAGAGTACGCTTCCCCCATGCCGGAAGAACAGCACGCCTGCGTCCAGTGGTCTCTGGACCATTGCGTGGTTGAGGACACGCCGACGGAGGAGGAGTTTTCGTGCTTCGGGACGGCCTACGCCGCCGTTCACTTGACCTGGCACGAACCACTAAGCTCAACCCCGACTTTCAGCGCCATCGTGAAGGGTTTCGGTCGTGAGACCGGCCAGGATGAAGGCAACCCGGCCCTGTGCGCCTACTACCTGTTGACAGACCGGGACCTGCCCACCAGCGACGCAAGGGATATTCTACTGGACCGGGTTGACCCGGACCAGGTGGATTGGGAATCGGTGCAGGAGACGGTGGCCTTCTGCGATTCTCTTGGCTACACCTTCAACCGGGCCTTCGGGGCGCCGATGGAGAAGGAGGCCGCCCTTAAAGAGATCATGGTCGCCGGGCGGTTCTTCATCTACAGTCGGGGCGGCCGGTTCACCTTCCGTCCTGACCGGCACGAGGCCCTGACCTATGTGATCGACGAGAATCAGGAGATCGTGCCGGGATCCCTCAAGGTAGAGACCGCCCATCTGGACACCCCGACGGTCCTGAGGGCGTCATACTATGACGCCGGTCTCGACTACACGGTGCAGACGATCCAGGTTGAAATTGCGTCCGAAACGACCCGTCACCGGGAGGACCGCCTGGACCTGACCGGGGTAACAGACCAGAATCAGGCTTATGAGCTTGCCAGGTATGCCCTGCTGGCCCGGACCCGGCTGCTCTATACGGTGACCTGCGAGGTGCGATATGCGACGGCGGCCAGCTTGGATCTCGGTGACCTGGTGCAGGTCGAAACGGATCACCCCATTATCTCCGGCAAAACGTGGCGATTGATGGCCATACCGGCGGAGAAGGACGGCCTGATCTACACCCTCGAGATGGTGCAGCACGACCCGGCGATCTACACGGCTGAAGGGGAGGACGGCTACCTGCCATACACGCCGTGGTATCACCTGCCCATCGGCAATGAATACCCGGCGACCTGGCCGGGCGGCACGGCAGGGCCGTCGGCGGTGATCAACCTGTCCATCGACGGCGTCGCCTATCAACCGGCGCCGTCAACCCTAACCACCATCCGGATCAGCTACGAGTTTCTCAAGGACCGGGCCGACAAGATCAAAGTGGAATACTCGCTTGACATCGGCCAATCCTGGTCGGTGGCTGGGTATTCAACAGCCAACACTTACACCTTCGATGTTGACCTGCGGTGGGGCCTGCTGATGGTGCGGGCCTCGGCGGTCTACGGGACCATGACCGGAGAGACCGCTATGACCCAGGATTACGTGGAGGGTCTCGGCGGCGATGATGCCGGGATTGGTTACGCCCAAACCGGCTGGAGCCCGATAGGAGGGGTTGCGTAATGGCGGAGCACACTACAACCAATGCTGGATTTAAGTATTACGACGACGGCGACAGCGCCGCCACCGGAGTCAACTGGAACGAGGGCTACAATGAGAACTGGCAGCAGCTGGACGGTATGGCCGGGGACGGCCTGGCGTGGGATGCTAGCACGCCGCCCAAGCTGGCGGTGCAGGTGGACGGCACCACTATTGAAATCTCCGGAAACGAGCTCCGGGTGGTGGACGGATTATTGCTTACCCGCATCCAGTTTGCGGCACTGAGTGCCGCACCTTCATCGCCTATCACTGGTTTGATGTGTTTGGCGGACCGCACCAACTGGGACCCGCTGAGCAAAGGGTCTGGCGGGCCGTATTTTGTCTGGTATAATGGCAGTGATTGGGTCGCTATTGGTAATCAATAGCAAGATATGTGCCTGCTCGAACATTTACCATGACATTCTCACTTCGATATGATTTTCTCAATTTGAGAATTCTCATTTAATCTGTCATATTTCTCATTTCATTTGTCAGTTTACAGACCTACCCGGAAGATTTCAGGGATTGCGATGTAGGGGCGAGGCATGATTCACCCCTACTGGCTTTCCAGGGAAGGATTCGTGATCTGATAACTTGGTTTTCATGATGAACACTCGGTTGTTGCCTTTGGCCAATTTGGGCGGGCATTTCAGGCCCGCTCCACCATAAGGAATCTCCTACCCACTGCCCACTGTCCACTGTCCATCCTCCCCTTCCCCCTGTCGGTAAGCCGATGCTTTCCTGCTGCCGGCCTCCGGGTCCCCATGCGGCGGGCCGATGACTCTTCTTCGGGAATTGACGGCGGGGAGGGTGATTATTATTTTTTTGGGGGCAGAGGCGCTGCGGTAAAGCGGGCTGCGGCTGGATGGCGCCAAGGGGTTGGATTGAGCCAAGGCGGGAGCGGGCACCCCGGGGGAAATTGCTGCGGTGCCAGGACAGCTTCCCAATGGCGGGGAGGAATTCCCGTCTATTGCCTCGTGATCCTTTCCGGAGGGGGCCTTTTTCGGCGGCCAGGGCGATAGACCGCTCGAGGAGCTGTCGGCGGCGACTGGGACAGCAGTCTGACGGGCGCCGCTTTGTTGATACAGGGGGGTAGGTATGCAGTCAACCAAGTTTAAGCATTTCTGGGGCTCCCAGACCTCCATCGGCATTTCGGGCCTGCTCCAGAAAATGCAGAATATCATCGTCGTGGGGCTCTGTCTCCTGATCTTCTGGATTATGTTGGTGCAGATGTACCAGACCAGTCTGGAGACCCTCGACCGGAAGAATTTCCGTGATATTGCCGGCCATCTGATCTACATCTTCGTGTTGGTGGAACTCTTTCGACTGCTCATCTACTACCTGGAGGAACAGCGTATCCTGCTCAGCACGATCGTAGAGGTGACCATTGTCAGCATGCTCCGGGAAGTCATTCTGGAGGGCATACTGACCATCTCCTGGGAACGGGTACTGTCCCTCTGCGGCCTCCTGCTGACTTTGGGGGCCATCATGTTTGTCCATTATACCATGGTTAAAGACCGTCCCAAGCTGGAGCAGATAACCATCTCAACGCTTCCGGCGGACCGGCGGTGAAGTTGTCGGTTGGAGGGCCGTCCGGCTGCAGACTGCAACTGATCAATGTGGGACAGCCTTGAGTCGGGGGCCTGTTCATGGCCTCCCTCTGGCCTTGGGCGATGGGGCCGGGGCCTTGCCCCTTGACTCCCGGGGGGCATGGGCTACAATGAAGCTATGCGGGTAGGATACAGACATTTTCCCTTTACGGCGTTGGTGGGTCAGGAAGACCTGAAGCTGGCCCTGTTGGTGAATGTGGTCAACCCGGCCGTGGGCGGGGTTTTGATCAGGGGGGAGAAGGGGACGGGCAAATCCACGGCGGTCCGGGCCTTGGCCGGGCTCCTGCCGGAGCAGGAGGTGGTGGCCGGATGTTTGTATGGCTGCCATCCCCAGGGGCTGGACGGGTTCTGTGATGACTGTCGGTCTCGCCAGGTGGCGGAGGACGGCCTGCCGGTGAGTCGGCGGCCGGTGCCGGTGGTGACGCTGCCCCTGGGGGCCACGGAGGACCGGGTGTTGGGAACCCTGGACCTGGAGGCGGCCCTCCACGAAGGGCGGCGCCGTTTTGAGCCGGGGTTGTTAGCCCGGGTCCACCGAGGCATTTTGTATATTGATGAGGTGAATCTCCTGGAAGATCACCTGGTGGACATCCTGTTGGATGTGGCCGCCTCCGGGGTCAACGTGGTGGAGCGGGAGAGCGTTTCCTTTGCCCATCCGGCTCGCTTCCTGCTGGTGGGGACCATGAACCCGGAAGAGGGGGAGGTGCGGCCCCAACTGCTGGATCGCTTCGGTATCTGCGTCGAGGTGCGGGGGCTGCCGGATCCGGCTCAGCGGGCCGAGATCGTCAGGCAGCGGCTGGCTTTCGAGGCCGACCCCCAGGGTTATGGGGCGGCCCACCGTCAGGCGGAGGAAGAACTGAAACAGCGGCTGCTCCTGGCCCGGGCCCTGTTGCCCAAGGTCGTGGTGGGGGAGGAAGCCTTGGGGCTGGCCGTGCGTCTGGCCCTGGCTCTGGGGGCCGAAGGTCACCGGGCTGACCTGACCACGGTGCGGGCGGCCTGCGCCCTGGCGGCCTTGGCCGGACGGACGGAGGTCACCCTGGCGGATGTGAAGCAGGCGGCGGTAATGGCCTTACGGCACCGTCGGGCGATGGCGCTGGACGAAGAGGCGGGCGATCCCAACCTGTTGACCGAACAGGTGGAGGCGGCGGCCCAGGAGCTGCAAAACGAAACGGCCTTGCCCCCCCAGCCGGAAAAAAAAAGCCCTTAGAGCGGATGGCCCCCATTGCGGAGGCGGTCCAGGTCTTCGCCACCCCTCCGCCTCTGGAGCTGCGGCGACTGGAGTTTCACTTTCCCCGCCGAGCTCAGGGAAAGCGGGGCCGGCGG